GGGTCAAACAGGCCGAGAATGAATTCCTTGGCCGTGGAGTCAAAGTTCGTGCGGTCGATTTCCGATGCGGACCCGTCGAAGCCGTTGTAGCTGCGCACGTTGGCAACCTTGGTCCACTGCACCGGCGTCGCCGTTCCGCCGCTGGTGTAGGCGGTGAACCCGGTTGCATCCAGGTTGGCCAGGGTCACGATCTTGGTGGTGGGCTCGATGTATTGAATGACGTAGTTGTTGCCATTCATCTGCGTTGTGCCCACGATCGCAGCGAATGTCAGCACGTCGCCCTTATTCAGTCCAGTGACTGCGGCGAGCGTGACCCGGCACGGGTTGGTCAGAGAGATCGCGGTAATGTTGATTGCCGAGCCCACGGTCGTGCCGACCTGGACGGTGGTGCCTTGGGCAGAAATTGCAGTGCTTGCCATGGTGAGGTCCTTTCAATATTGAGAATCAAACGTTCAGATTCAGTAGTGCCAAAGTGAGAAATCCAGGATCACGCGGTGCAAGAGCGCATCGGACTCGAACTGGTCCTGCTCCAGCAGCAACACGTTGGTGATCGCGGATGTGCGCATCGCTGTCTTGACGGTCTCGGCCAGCGTCGTCACACCGGCGTAGGTCAGGTCGAAGCAGTCGATCTGCATGCGGGTGTTGTCGATGGGGATGCCATCGGCCAGGGTGTTTTCCGGGCTACTTGCCACGCGCATATAGACCACGTAGGGCTTTTGCACGTTGTTGGGCGCGACGTTCGGAAACACCCGTCCGCCGGCCACTCCTGCGAGGGCCGTGAACAATTGCTCTTGGATCATTTCTTGAGTTCCTGCGCGGCTTGCTCAATGCGCTCGGACAAACGGTCCTTGATCGCATCCACCGCTTCGAGCTTCTTGCCTTCGAAGGCGGGACGCAGGAACGGTTTAGCGCTCATCTTTACGGTGCCAAATTCCACGAAGCGCCAGTACCACGCGTCTTGCGACAGGTTCTCTTTTTTGCCCTGCTTTCGGTATTTCTTACCGTGGCGCACGGTCACAAAAAAGGTCTGCTTCTGCGGCCCAGAGAGTTCCGGGATCTGCTTCATGATGATCGAGCGCTTCAAGGTCCCCGGTGGCGGCTGATCCGGACCCAGTGCGGCGATGGCCACCGGCGCTTTAAGCTTGGCCTCGTCCCGAATCACCCGGGCCCCTGCATAGACCGCCGCACGCAGGCCATTGCGTGCCACGCGCTGTGGCAACTCCTTCAATGCGCGGGCCAGCTCGTCGAGGCCTTCGATCTTGACGCTCTCGGAATTAGACATCGCCCAGACCTTCCGACGCCAGCAGCGTCACCACCGCGTTCTTCTCTTCCTCGATCAACGACGCATGCAGGTTGAACACGCGACCCTTGTAAAGCGCGCGGTATCCGGCCACCACGCGGGTGTCGGCAAAGATCGCCTGATAGCGAACGATGATCTGATGCGAGACCTCACTGGCAACCCGCTGCGCGCTCTGGAGTTCTCGCCCGGTCAAGGGTTGGATGTCCGCCCAGACCGTGGTCAGATTCGCCCACGTCAGTTGTTGCGCGCCATACGTATCCTGGCTTGTACTGCGCGCCTGGATGAGCAGACGCCGGTTCAGTTGTCCGGCACGAATCGCTGTCATGCCAGGACCACCTTGAACGGATCGAGCAATCCGTCGATAAACGGCAGTGGCTCAATCTTGCCGCGCGCCAGCAGCGCTACTTCCTCACGGTGGGCATAAAGGCTGCCCACACGTAGCTTGATCCAGCTCTTGATGCCTTCGGGCACGTTGGCAGCGGCCCCGTAGCCGGCATCGAATGTGACCCAGACAGCACCGATCTGCGGTAGATTGATCGGCCAGATCTTGCCGAATACCGGCGTGATGCGCGCTGGTTCACACGCAGTGTCCACCGTGTAGTCGGTCGCTGGCATGGTCTGCGTGCTGCTGCCCATGTCCAGGTACTGGATGGAGACCACCGATTGCACCGGACATTTGGGAAGCAGAACTGCGTGCCCCGGCAGCGAAAACGGCAGACCAGCAGGTACACCCATGAGACTGGGCCCTGGAAAGCTGTCGAGCACCAGTTTCCAGCGCGCGGTGACGATTTGCCGACCCGTAAGTGTTTCTGCGGCCTGGCGAGCTGCTGAGATCAATGCGGTGATCAGCGCATCGTCATCGGTGAAATCCACCCGCAGATGGAGCTTGGCATCCGCCAGGGACACCGGCTCCTCCACAGGTGGGGTGACCAGTTGCAGAGGCATGGCTTATGGGCTAATGGCGGTGGCACTGGCACTGGCACTGGCACTGGCGGACGGTGCTGAGGGTGCCGAGGGTGCAGAAGCGGCTCCATCTGCTGCCACGTCCGGGACCACTATCGATTCAGCGATCCCGGCCGCAACCAACCGGGTCGTTTCCTCGGTGACCTCGTAGCTTTCGCCAGCGCGGTACTTGATGTAACTGTTGCCAGCACCATCGACCGCGTTGAAGTCCAGACTGAAAAGGATGCGCGTGCCCAAACTCATGATCAGCTCGCTCCTTAAATGATCTGGACCACAGCGGCCTGATTGAATGCGTCAGCCGTGGCGTAGCGCGGATTCACACCGAGCAACTTGCCCGCCACGATGCTGGCGGCCACACCGATGGTCAGCGACAGACGCACAAAGCCGAAACCATTGGCGTTGTCAATGTCCTCAGGCTTGATGTTGATAAGCGCCTGCTTGTTGTCGCCCGTAGCCTTGACGATCTGGGTGATCGCTTTTCCGGTCACGTCCTTTGCCCCGGTGCCAATGTTGTCCTGGGCCTGCTGAAACTTTGCGTCCAGCGTTGCTGCGGCACCAAGAATGCCGGTCTCAACGAATGCCAGCAGCGCGTGAAAGTTGGCGACATTGACCCAGCCCGAAGAAACAGTGCCGGCGGCCTGGCTGGCCGGATCGATGGTGGCGAGAATCGACAGCTCTTCGCTGCCCTTTGCATTGGGGAACATGGAAATCTCCTAAATGAAATGAAATCGAGTGGGGTTGTGGGACGCCCAGGGATGTGAGGCGCCCCGCTTTGTGCTTAGCGCGCTGCAAGCTGGATGTACGGCGACAGCGAGTTGCTGCCCTTGGCTGGCGCGATCGGATTGACGATCTTGGATTGGCCGTCCATGCGGAAGGTGGTCCGAAACGCCGTCAGATCCGCATCGAAATACAGATGCATGCTGGTGGCGGTCTGCATGCCACCTGCCTTGGTGATGGTCTGGTAGTACGACAGATCCACCAGCAGCACGTCCCCCTGACTGGAGAAAGTGTTGGCGTGTTGCGAGACGAACACCGGGCGACCGAGCAACGTGCCGTAGGGCGAGACCTGAATGCCACCGACCGACAGGCCCGTTGGCAGGTAGATCGGGAAGTTGCCCAAACTCAGCGTGAAGAGCGCCGGCAGCACATCGTTGTTGACGATCCAGACCGCGTTGGTGAACGAGCCCGGAGGCAGGCGCGCGATCATCTTGGCCAGGTTCTGCGGCAGCAGGGTTTGCGTGGCCTGACCGGATTCCTTGGCCACCGTCACGATCGCACCGGCATTCATGCACCCGATCGGGATACCGTTGCCGGCGCCAAACAAGATGGACTCGTTGGCTTTCCAGCGGATGGACAGCGCCACCTTCTGCGGGAGGTATGTCGTCAGCGCGTTGGCATCGTCCAGCAACTCATCCGTGGTCGGAACCAGCGCCATCAGCTTTTTCAGGCGCAAGGTTGCCAGGCCGAGCACTGGCTTGGTGGCAATCGCCGAGGCGGCCTCGCCTTGCCAATAGGCGCGGATGCCATTTGTGCCCCAAGGGGTGGTTTCGTCCTTGGGAAAGGCCATGCTGTTGCCGCTGATCTCGACGTTGTCGGTAAGCGGCAGGAGCGAGTCTTCGCCCAAGGAGAGCTTGAAGATCTCCTGCGAGAACTGGGGCGGAACCAGAAAGCCGCCGTCCTGACCAGCGGCCTCGTTGCTGAAGTTGGTCGGTGCGGCGGCACCAATGCCACCCAGCAGAAGACGCGCATCGATGGACTGGCCGGGTTTGTCAGCCTGGTAGACGGCCTGCATGAACTCGCCCAGGGAGCCGAAGCCTCGCTTGGGATCTGCCTCGCGGTTGTCGGTCACGATGGGGCCAATGACGCTGGTCACACCGATGCGTGCCTCATCCGCGATCAACGCAGCTTCGCGGTCAATGGCAGCGGATGCGGCATCGATGCGGGTGCGCAGCGCATCAAAGGCAGTGACTTCCTCATCGGTCATGTCGCGGTTGTCGGCTGCGGCGCGGTCGGTCAGGCTGCGAGCCTCTTTGACCAGGGTGGACTTGCGAGACTGAAGCTCGCGCAGTTGCTTACTCATGAAAGGTTCTCCAAAAGAAAAAACCCGCCGCATGCGATCTGCATGGACGGGTTGAACGGACCTAAAAAAACCACCCGAAGGTGGTTGGTGGGGTGACGACCTACGGGTCGTGTCAGCTGTTGGCAGGGCTCAACGGAGCCTCACCGGATGAAAATGGTGATAACTTCACACGGAATTCGGTTTCAAAATAAGGACAAAGGGCAACTATGGGCACTACATTTCGCCACTCTGCTGGGTTCGGAAAGCGGATCGAATACTGGATCATTGGACGCATGCTCAAGGAAGGAATGGACGTCTACATACCTCTGGTCGATGATCACGCGGTCGACGCAATCGTTCGGCGCAAGGATGGGTCCATCGCGCTTGTTCAGATAAAAGCACGCTCTCGCACTGTTGCTGTAGGCGATGCTGCATTGTTTGCCGCAATTCCTCATGAGCATCGATCTGATTACTGGTTTGTCTTTTACTCAGAACGTCTGGATACGACATTGCTGATGACGTCCGAAGAGTTCATCACGGAATCTGTTCAAAACAAGAATGGCAAAAACATTGGGCTGCGTGGAATCTGGTTCAACGGGAAACGTACAGACCGAAAAACTGGAGAAAAGTCGGAGTACATCAAGGATCGGTATCAAACATATGTCATCCAGTATTTCTCCAGGCTTGCGAACAGCACCCCAATTTAAGACCTGTTTTTGATGGCAACTACAAAATTGCCAATGTGCTTCTAGCCTGTGCCAATCGATTTGCCTTCGGCTTTACTGCACCCTTTGCATCACGCCGCATCTTCCTGACCACGTCATCGAATGTGGCTACGCCATCGACCATGTTCTGTGCCATGGCTGCGTCCGCGCCGAGCACTCGACCTTGACCCATGCCCTCGCGTACCTGGGCGATCGGTACGCCTCGACCACGCGCCACCGCTTTCGTAAAGCTGGCGTAGTAGTCATCGACGCGGGATTGCATGAACGCTTGCGCGTCGTCATCCAATGGCGCATATGGATTGCCTTCGACCTTGAACTTTCCAGCCGAGATCAGCGTCGGCTTGACACCCTCAGCGGCGAGCGCCTGCGAGTGGTCGAAATGGGCCTGCCACACGCCGATGGATCCGACCTCGCCACCGGGTGATACATAGAACTCGGAGGCAGAGCACCCGATCCAGTACGCGGCCGATGCCGCCAGACTGTTGGCAACGGCCACCACCGGCTTTTGCGATCGGGCCTGCGTGATCTCATCTGCAAGTTCCGAGACGCCATAGACGCTTCCGCCCGGGCTGT